GCCCAATTAATTCTTGTTTTAAAAGTATAATGGAAGTTATAGAAGCTAAAAAGTATAAACATCGTAAATACGATTGTCCGTATGTTTTAAGTATAACTTTACAAAAAAAATATAAAGATTTTCCTATACTTGGAATTGATCTTGAAGATCGTAAATTTATGTCACAAATGAAAAAAGGTCTTAAACAATATGATTTAAAACTAAAAGTTGTAGACTTAAATGAAAACTTATTTACTTCTTTATTAAAAAATAAAAAAGATGGATTTTTAAGTTTAAATCATAATCCTCCAAAAAATGTTACACATTTAATTGGTTTTCTTTATAATTATAAACATAATGCATTAGATTTTTTTGATTCTTATAATGACACACGAACTCTTTTTACTCTACGTTTTAAAGGAAAAGTAAAAAAATTTGTTGAAGATTTTTTTCATAAATATTTAAAAGATGAATTTACTATTGAATCTTGTTATGAATTTAATTACACAACATAACCAGACATTCCACCTCTTACGGACCCAGGTCGTGCACCATGTTGTCCACCACGTCCAGCACCTACGGGACGTGCAGATGATTCACTAGGTGCTTGTGCGGGAGAACTCAAAATGTCTTGTTCAGTTAGAACTCCTTTAATAATTCTTGAAGAACCTTTAATAGTTTCAAAGAATCCAGAAGAAATAGGAACAGTGTAAATATTAGGAGTGTAGTCAGCACCAGTAAAATTTTGAACACCAATACTAAATTGTAGAGTAAAGTTTCCTACTAATCCACTCGCTTGTCCAGTTTGTAAAGGGAAATCTACACCAGGTTTTAGAACTAAAGGACCACCAATAAGACCACGTTGACCACCAGCTAATGGAGCTGCAAGAGTTCCAGCATTAGTAAGTGAGTTATTAAAAGGAACATTACCTAGACCAGACCATTCAGACCAGTCCATGTCTACACCATTACGAACAGACATTTGGTATAGTTGTTTTTGAGTCATCGTACTCATTAAACCCGAAAAGTTGTCAAAATTTAGACTCATGCTTGTAATTGGTAAAGACCAATCGCCATTAGTTGCATCAGTATATGAAGCTGGTTTTACATAAATTACAAGAAGGTCGGGAATAGAAGGAAGAGTAATAGTTTGAGAAGAAAGGGAAGTGGAAGCAGACATAACATTTATAGATGCTTCTACAAGAGTTCCAGGAGTTCCAATATAACGAGGAAATTCCATGTAAGGAACAATAGATTTAGGAGGTAAAGGAACATCAAGAGCTGGGGTTAAAAATTGAACAGACAATTTAGGTTGAGAAACCCATAAACTGCTATAAGCTCCAGTAGCAGACCATACAGTAGTAGGAGTACTAAAAGGTCTAACAAGTTCACCATCATCACATACAACACTTAATTCAGTTGCTACACGTAAAGCACGTTTAGGAGAAGGTGCAAGATTCATTTGAACTTGAAAATTTTGAACACCAAATAATCCAGTAGACATTTCATATTGATCACTAAAAATAAAAGGAGAAAGTAATAGTTTTTCAGTAGAAAGTAATACTACATGAAAAGTTAAAGTACGTTCAATAAGAGTAGAAGCAGAAGTAATAGTTGTTTCAACATAAGGTTGACCATTAAAATATGCTACGTTTCCTACAGCAACACCACCACCCGAAAAAGGTTGAGGAAGGTTACCAGCAGCAGATTGGGCATAATAAAATCCATTAAATCCACCATTAGGAACTTCATCAGATTGAGAACTTTGAGACCAAACTTGAAGAGGAGAATTACGTACTGTATTAGTGTCGGGCTGAATTGCATAACGATCTAACATAGTTGGGCATGTGCGTTGACGACGAGCGTCTCTCATGTCAGCAAGACGTAGAATTTGAGGTAGAACATCTTGGGTATTTGTAGTTACAGTAGCATCGTTAATAGTTGCTGACATTTGAGTTACAGATTGATGAAGAGGAAATGCAGCTGGAGCAATCAAACCTTGAAGAGACGTTCCCGCCATAACATCCTTTCCAGCTGCAGCAGTTACAAGCACAGTTACAGTAGCACATACTTGACCAGTCCATTCTACGGCTCTGTCTACGAATACGTTTTCAGAAGGAACTTGAACGTTATATTGACAAGACGTAGCATCTGCAGTTTGGGCTAGAAAACTTACATTAGAAACTGCCAAAGCTCCTTTAGAAACTGCATACTTAGGTTTTGTTTGAACAATACGAGGGTCGAACGTAGAAAACTTTTCAACTTCGGCCATTTTTATTATTAACAAAAGTTTATTTTTTTAAGCTTTAAGCGGAACGAACACAATTGATTTTTCGTTTAAAAAGTAGACGAAATGAGGCCGAGGCTTGGTTGGGTAAACGAAGAGGAATTAAAGCATTTGTTAAACGATTACGCCAAAACATAGTAACATCAATAGTAGTAATACTGCCAGATGATGGATCTAAAGAAGAAAATCTGGGAACTTTAGGTTCATATAAAACAAATCCTTTCCATAAATCTGCTTTTAATGCATCAATAGGAGTTTCAATTAAAATAGTTCTTGTTGATCCAGAACTTGATCTTTGGTCTCCAACATTTGCTGTTCCAAAAGCAATTGGATTTGAAAAAAATTCATTTCTTACCCTAATGTTGTCCGTAGCTAATACTATAGAAGCTATTGGTGACCATAATGTTCCAGTAGAAGTAAAATCTTGTTGTAATCTTACAAAAGTTGCATCAGAAATTACTGAACCATCAAATGGATTTACTAATTGAAAAAATGAAGATTTAGGTAAACTTCTTAATGATTTTCCTACTGGTGTATTGTCTTCTACTTGAGAAGCTACTAATTGGACGGACAAACCAAAATCAATTACAATTTCAGGTAAAATAGTTCCTCCCGAACCATCCCATATTTGATTAGGACCATAATAATTAGTATTAAAGTTTGTAAATAAATTTTCTAAATTTGTATTAATTCCTACAAAGGAATATTCATCAGCTTGGTAATTACCAGCAGCTGTATAAGTTACTGAATAAGGTACTGGAAGAGCTGTTCCAACAGGGACCATACAAGTTTTAGAATCTTGATTTAATGAAAATAAACCAGTATTTGCATCATATTCAAACCATGGACATTTTGTTCCAAAAGTTCCAGCTTCAGCAGTAGCTGCATCCCAGGCTTTTCTTAATGCAACATTTACTAATGAAACCATATGCGTATAATCATAACAATAATAATAATCAGTTTCTAATTGTACTGGTCCTACATCTGGTTTTAAAGTATATGGTGCTTGATTTTCGGGTTGCCATACAATTGGTTCCTCCGCTACTATATAATTAGCTCCATCAAATACACCAAAAGAAATAGTATAAACAGTTAAATTTACATCAGTTGATGGATCAGCAATAACTGGAATAAATACAGGTAAATTTTTAGTTGCACCATTCAAAGAGAAATTTTCAACAGCTACTTCATAACTTGATGCATCTTTAATTAAAGGAGTTTGTCTTTCATCAAAATATAGAATTTCTGGATCATCACTTAATTGGTCTGTGTCTTTTGAATTATTAATCACAGTTCCATTATAATATACTCTGTCTCCAGTAGCTTTTGAACCTTCAATCTTAACAGAAGAGAAACTTGACATTTATTTAATACTTTATATTTTTTTAATTATATTACTTACCTATTAAATTAAAAGTAAAACCCGAAACAAATTCATCTGGATGTAATCCAGTAGATTCAACTAATTTAATATATTCAGGTAATCTCAAATGTTTAAAATATAATCTTGTTGTACAATGACGTCCACAAGTATTCATATTCATTTGATCAGTTTGAAATGGAAATGCATTAGAAAGAACTTTATATTTACTTTCTTTTAATAATTTTGTTAGTTTTTTAGTTGATTGTCCAAATTCTTTTAATTTTTCTGGTGTTAACCATTTTGATTCTTCATCTGGTTTATAATTACCATATGGATCAAAATATTCAATTATATTAGAATCTCTATAATTTAATAAACATACCCAATGCCCAGTATTTAAATCTTCAGTTAAATAAAGAAGCATTAATCTACCTTTTTCATCTAATACATCATCAATAGAATTTGCATTTAATAAATCTGTATATGCTACAATTTTTAATGAAGGAATCATTTTTTGAATGTCTGATTCACTAAGACTATATGATTGTATTTTATTTAATTTTCGTTTTTTTACTAATGCCTCTGCTTGTTGTATTGCTCTCTGTAATTCTACAGGTTTTCTTGAAAATGGTATACCTTCTAATTCTACTCTATACCCTTTTTTACCTCCTAACTTATATGGAACAATATATACCATTTATTAATTAACTTCTACTTTTAATTCTTCTTTTTGTGGTGTTGTTTCTTCTACATCAATTGATGTTACACAAACTTTATTACAACATGTTGAACGTATACGTTTATGATTTAATTTAACTAAATAAGCTAAAAGTCCAGAAAATACAGTTACTAAAGTTCCTAAAGAAAATCCCTGGGTTGCATCCATTTATAATTTCTATATGAAAAATTATAAATTGATTATTGTGCGAATTTTTAGTTATTATAGGTTACATTCTATGTTTTCGTGGTCTACCTCTACGTTTCTTACCTAAACCACTCAAACTACCAAATTGATCTTCCATGTCTTGTAAATACCTAGGCGGTGCTTCTTCTTCAATTTCTTCAGGTATTTCTTCTTCAAAATCATCTTTATATTCTTCAAACATACTAGGTCCTTGTTGGAATTCTTCAGGTAAAGGTTCAGGTTGAATTAAAGGTCCAGGTGGGACTCTTCTACCTAATTGTAAATTACTTTGTGCAGCTCGTTCAATTTGTGAACCTCTTGCAGATTCTTCCCCTACAAATCCAGGTCTATATTGTGCTGCTTGTTGTCCAAGTAATCTTGAACTTAATGTTGACATAACTTGTTCACGTGCAGATTTAGATTCACGAACTGTTCTTGCAATTTCACGAATTACAGATTCAATTAATTTCAAAGTATTTTGTAAATTTTCAATTAATCGTAATCTTTCTTCTGATGGACTATATGCTTCACCAGCAACACCAAATGTTTCTCCTCTATACCCACGAATAGTTACAACTAATTGTTGAACTAATCTTGCATATTCAGCTAGTTTTTCTTCACTAATTGTTGAACCTACACGCAATAATGCTTGTAATAATTTATTCATATTTTCAGAAACTGCATTTGTGAATGAACCAGCATTAAAAGCAGAAAATATAGTTGTAAATAATGAATCAACATCAGGTGTAGAAGACACTTCAATTTTAGGGAATGTTTTTGTAGACCCAGAACTTAATGCTCCATATTCTTCTGCTCTTTGTTTTAGTGCTTTAGCTAACCATTCTTGTCCTTCTTTTGTTGTAATTACACCTCCACGTAATCCACTAGATGTTACATATTCCATAGGAGAACCAGTAAAAACACCATTAGGAACAGCAGAACGTGAAGCTTTTCTTTCATAACGTTGTGAACGTGCAGTTGTATTAAGTTTTCCTTCCATACCTTTTTTAGCTCTCAAAGTATTATTAACTCTGTCTAAGACAACTTGTCTTTCATGTGCTGCAAATGGACTTTCCATTCCAGGTTCAGCATTTAAGGAAGGAATAGAAGGTGGGGCCATTTCACGATGTCTATAATTCATATTATAAGCTTCATCTGGATAAGTCCATCTTAATAGTGGTGTAGTTTGAAACGTAGGCATTTATTTACTACTTTGAAATTAAATTTATAACTTACGACGTTGTTTCATATATTTTCTTTGGTATTCACGACGTTTCTGTTTTTGTTCTTCAGTTTCTTCTTGACGTTGTTTGTCTCTGTATTTTTTACGAATTTCTAAATATTTTTCTCTATTATTTTGTTTCCAAAGTTTATTTGCTTCATAATCCTTTTTCTTACGCTCTTCTTCTGTAGAATAAGAAGGACGTGAATTCAAGCATAAAGGATCGTCTAAATTTATATGTGCAGTTTCTTCTTCCAAATAATTAGATTCAACTTGTTTAATTAGTTCAATTCTTACGTTGTCCCATCCTAATGAAAGAATATGTTTATAAACTTTCATTTCAGGTCTTTTTTTAGCCATATAACTATGTTGAACTAATCTTTTAATTAAAAGCTCTTTTGTGCTTCCAATATACCAATGCCCATCAGAACAAACTATTTTATAAATTTTATGCATTTATTAGAGTATGTCAAAGAACATTTAAATCTATGGGCGGTATAAACCTTTGTCTTTTACATATTTAGAAGCTTGTGGAAGAGAAAGTCCTTGTTCACGCATTACTTTTTTAACAATTTCTCCACGTGCTGATCTTCTACCTCCAGCTCTTCCTTGACTAGAAGAAACACTTGATGCATATGTAGTTCTACCACCTGCTTTTCTTCCTACACCATATACTCCCTCGCTTTTCCCATAACCTGGACCACTAGAATATTCTTGTTCATCTTCATATGATGGTCCAGCTGCTTTTCTTCCTACACCGTATTGTTGCTCACTTTTTCCATAACCACCACGACGTCCATATATAGTTCTACCACCATAACGTTTTTCTTTTTCTACTACTTTCATTAGGTACTGTTTCTGTTCTCTGTCTCTGACTGACAATTTTTCATCGGGTATTTTCATAAATTTTTCTAGTAATCTTTCAGCGTCACTCTTCTTCTCCCCCATTACTTCTCTCTCATATACTTGTTCTCTTTTCTGTACTGCTGGACCAAAACCAGAATAACCCATATAAGGACTATATTCTTGCATTTCTTGACCATCCATTCCCATTATTACTTCTCGTTTCATCATAGGACTATATTCTTCACCATCCATTCCCATTATTCCTTCTTGTTTCATCATACCACCACGACGTCCATATATAGTTCTACCACCACGACGTTTTACAACAATCATTCCTTCTTCATCTGAATCTCCACATTCACAACTTTGACAACCACGTCCTCCCTTTTTAGCAGAAGCTAATAGTCCGCTTAATTTGTCAGTTACATCAAATATAGGTTGAATATAATCTAGAATTTGTTGTCCTTTGAATGGTAGATCAGCACGATTTAGTGTCTTCAATTTCAAGAATTGAGAAATACCTACAGCGTTGTCATAAAAGAATTTGAGCCATGTCATAAGTTTACCAAATATTTCTTTAGCTTTGTCAACTACTGTCTTCACAGTAGCAGCTAAATCTCCCCCTCTTCGTTGACCACCACGACCTAGGCCTACACCTTCAAGAACTTTTGCAACTCCATCAAGAGAATCTTTATATGTTTTAAGTTTATTGAATGCATCAACTATTTTTACAGCAAATGCTTTTGCTTTTGCATTTGCTTTAGGATTGTCAATAAATTCATCTTTAATTTCTTCTATAAAATCATCAATAAAACTTGAAATATTTCTATATGCTCCTAAAACTCCTTTTGTTCCTTGAATAACAGCATCAACTTGTTTTTTAATATTTTCGGGAACTAAACCCATAATGTCATCTACAATATTACCACCACGTCGCATAGTTTTACCCAAATATTTAGCTACAAGTTTTGCCTTTTTTAATGACATCGCACCTCCTGTTGTTGTCATTTGTTCTTCAGAGGGATTTTTTTCCATTTGACCTTCGCGAGCTGGTCTTGTTGATTCTGCCCATTCATCAAATCCATCTTTCATAAATCTAACATCTTGAGTTTTACCACGTATAGCTTCTTTTCCACGAATATATTCTGATTGATCACCTGACATTTTGTTATTATAGCAACATTTATTTTAACAATAAATAACAAATGCTCTCTACATTAAGACAAGATTGTGGATGTGGTGGTAAAAACAATTGTATAACAAAACATAAAAAAGAATTTAAAAAATGGGTTCGTTCACAATTGAAAAAATTAGATTGTGGATGTGGATGTAAAGGAAAAAAAGCATTTGAAAAAAAATATGGGAAATTAATTGGTGGTGCATTAAAAGAATGTCCACCTGGATGGAGAAATGATGGTTTAACATGTGTTGAATCATGTAATGCAGATGAACGTGATGATGGTTTAACATGTAGAAAAAAATGTCCAGATGGATGGATTGATGATGGTTTAACATGTAGAAAACCTATAACTTCTTCTATGAATGATTGTCCACCTGGTTCAAAAGACATAGCTGGAACATGTTGGGGTACAGTTCGTGAAGATTGTCTTGATGATTGTTTTAAACATCCAGCACCTGGATGTCGTACATATGAATGTGGAAGATTAAAAGGAGCATTTGGTGAAGATTGGGGACCTAAATTATGTACTGATTGTAATTTAAGATGTGGGCAGACATGCTGGAGTGTTGATGGTATTACAAAACAATTACATGAAAGACAATTAAAAGTTCAAGGTGGTGAAGTTATTGGACAACAAATACGTGGTAAAAAAATTATTGGACGTGTTGATTGGGATGAAACATTCAAAGACATTAAAAAAGGATTTGAAGATGTACTTGCAACTAATCCCGAATTAGCAAAATTATTTGATCCAGAAAAAAATGGTGTTGCTTCTGCATTTCGTAAATTTGGTGATGATGCTAAAAAAGTTTTTGAAGAAGTTGGTAATCGTGTAAAAGATGGATTTGAAAAAATTGGAGAAGCTGCAAAAGCTGAATTTCAAAGATTTGCTGAAAGAGCTGAAAAAGATTTAAAACATTTTGGTGATGAATTCGTGAAAAAAATGAAAGACCCAGATTTTTGGATTGAAGCTGCTGTTATTATGGCACAAGTTGGTGCTGCCGTTTTAGGTGCTGTAGTTGCTGCTGGAACATTAGGTCTTGGTACTGGTGCTGCTATTGCTTTAGTAATGGCTGCTAATATGGCTGCTCCAGCTATTCGTATGATTGCAAAAGCTGCAAGAAATCAACCTATTGATGCTCTTGACATAGCTGACATGGCATTAGCTGCTATTCCTGCTCCTGGACCTGGTGGTAAAGCTGCAACTTCATTAATTGGTAAAGCTGCTCAAGCTCTTGTAAGAAATAAAAATATAATTCAACAAGCTGGTGGTTTAATAATTACTGGTGTTAAAACTGCCCAAGCATTAGATTTAGTTCCTTCTTCTTGTATTGCAAATTGTCCTCCTGAACCCCCACCCCCAGAAATTCCTCCTCCCGATCAAAAAGAACCTTACCCTTGTGAACCTACACCAAAAACTGGGGAAAAAACAATTGATGAAATTAAAGATTTGCAACCTGAAAATACAATA